ATTGGGCAACAATGACACTTTCGCTGTGGCCGCCGTGTATGTAAAACTTCATGTCGGTGACCCTGGCGCAAACGGCACAGCAAATGCGGCAACGGAAACGACCCGCAAAGAAGCGTCGTTCTCCGCAGCATCGGCGGGCACGCTCACATCTGATGCCGCACTTACCTGGACGAACATCGCCGGCTCGCAAGACGCCACCCACTTCACCGCATGGGACAACATCTCAGCAGGAAACTTCTTGTTCTCAGGAACCGTCACCGCCAACGCCTACACAGCAGGCGACACGTTCACGATTTCGTCGGGTGCGCTCACTGTCTCGCTGACCGTCGCTTCCTAAGTAGGCAACCGTGACAACACGGTTCATCCTCAACACCTCAGAACTTGACGACGCTGACGTCGGCCTTGACGGTCCGTCACCTGCGTTCGTTCTCGATACCTCAACGCTTGACGGTGACGGCAAACTAGACGGCTTCACGTTCACGACCACGGCCACGGCCGCTGGTGCCCTGGGTGGTTTGACGGCAACGGCAACTGGCACGGTCGTGCCGGTCGTGACTGCCACAGCGCAAGCGTCGCTGGGTGAGTTGTTCGCTGAGGTCAGCGGGGTTGAGATTCAGGTTGATGGTGACGCTTCGGCTGCGTTAGGTGGGTTGACTGCTGCTGCGGTAGGTGTCGTCACAATCATCGCATCGGCATCTGCCAGCCTCGGAGCGGCGACATCGAGCGCAACTGGCACGGTGACACACCCTGCTTCTGCCCAGTCGTCGCTGGGTGGTTTGACTGCTGCGGCCACCGGCACGGTGACACCGTTCGGCTCGATGACTGCCGAGCTTGGTCCGATGGTTGCTACTGCGGTGGGAACGGTTACTCCGCAACCTCAGCCTGATGCGGGTGGCGGTGGCGAACCGTACCGATACCCAAGACCAAAGAAGAAAAAGATTGAAGAAGTTGTCATCGTCGAGGACATCATCGTTGAGGTTGCGCCGAATGTGGTGGAGGCGTACCTTGCCCCGATCTTCGTCGGACTGTCGGCGTCGGCTGTGGGGTCTATCACATTCTCTGCCGAGGATGACGACTTGCAAGTAATGTTGATGCTCTGAGGTAATCATGGCAATCACACAAGGTCAAGTCGCTGTCGGTACGGCAGTTGCTCAACTCAACAGTCCCCAGTCAATGCCTGGGATTGTGCACATCACGAATCAGGACAACACGACCACGGTGTTTGTTGGTGGTTCCGCTGTCACCACGTCAACGGGTCACGGCATTCTCAAGTCTGATTCGATTGACATTCAAATCTTTGCTGAGCAAGTGCTGTACGCAATCTCCACCAAAGGTGGCCACACCGTCTCTTGGCTGCACATAACACCCTGATGCCGTACTTCGTTGATGACTCTGCGGCCGGATGCAACGGCTTTGCCACCGTCAAAGAAGACGGTGAAGTAATCGGTTGCCACACCACGAAAGAAGCTGCTATCGCTCAGATGGTTGCGGTGTCGATTGCTGAGGATTTGGAACCGGGTGGCGATTACAACGAGCGCGTGTCACCGAACCTGCCTGCTGCCTATCGGCCTGCGTCGTCACCTGATGTTCCTGCGAATCGCAACTGTGGCAACTGCGGCTACTACAAAAACTTCTACTGCAAACGGTGGGATGCGTTGGTCGCACCTGCCTACTACTGCGCAGCATGGGAACCAGTCGAGGGAATACCGAACGACAACCCAGGGCAAACGATTCAGACTGGCAACATCAGCGGTGAAGACGCCTACTACTCGGCTCCGTTCATCAACATCTTCCGCCAACTCACCTTCGATGTTCCGGTCTACATTCGCAGCAACGCCCGCAAAGGTTTGGACTATTACGGCAAAGGGTTGGCTGGTGACGGTGTCACCGACAAGACGATTCGTGAAGCCCGCGACTTGGCAGCAGGTCGAGTGACCGAGGACAAGGTTGTGCGTGCCGCTGCTTGGGGTGCACGCCACATGGTTGATTTGGATGCAGTTCAAAACAGCAATCCGAACAATGAGCAGTTCCCTGGGCCTGGTGCGGTTGCGTTCTATTTGTGGGGCATGGACCCGACTGATCCGCAACCTGCGTTGCAATGGTTTGAGCGTCAGTCGGAGAAGGTGAAGGCTGAACGCGCCGACGCACCTGCACCTGCGAAAGACCAAATCAAAGGTTCCAAAGTGAACCCCGAAGGTTCAGCCGGTAAGGCTGCCGGGTCAAGCACGATTGAGTTGACCGAAGCAATCGAGACAGCTTTGAAGAACAAAGTCACTGAGCACAACGACTCGTTGGATGCAGGTGATCCGAGTTGGAAGCGGGCAACTCCTGGGATGTTGCGTGCTGTGTATCGTCGCGGGTCGGGTGCGTACTCGACGTCGCATCGTCCTGGCATTAGCAGAGCGGCGTGGTCTATGGCAAGGGTCAACGCTTTCTTGGTACTCTTGAAGCGTGGCAGACCTGCGAATGCTGCATACATCACAGACAATGACCTCCTTCCAAAAGGCCACCCACGATCTTCGAGGAAATGATGACCGATAAAGTTGAGACACGCAGAGTCCAGTTCAGCGAGTTTGAGATTCGTTCTACCGTTGATGACGACAACGAATACATGTCGTTCCGTGGGTACGCTGCCGTGTTCAACTCGCCATCGCAACCGTTGCCATTCACCGAGATGGTGATGCCTGGTGCATTCAAGAAGTCTTTGAACTCACGCAACAACGTGCGCATGTATCTGAACCATGACTCCAACATGTTGCTCGCTACGACTCGTGCCGGGACGTTGCGCCTGGAAGAAGATTCCAAAGGTTTGCTGGTTGACGCAGACCTGCCACCAACTACGGTCGGCCGTGACTTGTCCATCCTGATGCAACGCGGCGATGTCGATTCGATGTCGTTCGGCTTCTCGGTGCCTCGTGGCGGCGACAAGTATTCCGACGACGGCTCAATACGCGAACTCAAAGAAGTTCGCCTGTACGAAGTGTCCGTCGTGACCGGCTTCCCTGCCTACGAAGCGACAACGGCCAGCGTGCGCAGTCTCGACATCCTTGCCGAACGCACCCAGGTTGACCCAGACAAACTTGCTGCAGCGATCACCGTGCTCGAAGCCGGGTCGGAGTTGAACGACGAGCAGGCTGGGTTGTTGAGCGAAGTTGTTGGCAAGTTGCGCAAGCAACCCGAGCCGACTTCCACTCCGTCACGTATTGGCATCATGGCCAAACAACTTGACCTGCTGAAGACCATCGCCTAGTATTCTTCACACAGTCGTGTGCGGAGCCGCTACGACTACCAGTTGAGGTGCCTCGCTGGATGCGATACAAACCCTTGCGTACCACGAATACCTAACGTCTGAAAGGACACCCAATGTCAAACGATTACATTCAACGACAAGTCGAGCAGCGTCAGCGTGCTTGGGATGCAGCGAAAGCTCTTCTCGACACCGCAGCCGCAGAGAAGCGCGACCTCACCTCTGAAGAAGAGGCGTCATACAGCAAGATGAACGAAGAGCTGAACGAGCGTGCGGCACGCATCGAAGCCTTGAAGGCTGATGTTGTCCGTGAGGCCAAGATTGAGGCCGCTACTCGCGACCTCGTCGGCCAGGTTCGTACGGAGAAGGCACAGACCTTTGATGCGGATGTCATCCGTTCAATGGCCCGTGGCGAAACCCGTGGCTACACGTTTGAACAGCGCGACGTCGTCAAGACTTCGACTGGCGCACCAGTTCCAACGTCGTTCTACAACCAAGTGATTGAGCAGGCCCGACTCGTCGGTCCAATGCTTGAGACCTCAACAACCCTCCGCACGGCTGGTGGCGAAAACCTCCAAATCCCATCGCAGGCTGGTTGGTCAACGGCAGCAATCACCGGTGAAGGCACAGCCATCGCTGAGTCCGACCCGACGTTCAACAGCTTCATCACCCTGGGCGCATACAAGTATTCGTTCCTGGTGCAACTGTCGCGTGAACTCATCGAGGACTCGGGCGTGGACATCCTCGCCTTCCTCGCAACCCAGACCGGTAACGCACTCGGCTTCAAGGTCAACAACGACCTGACAGTCGGTACGGGCACCACGCTCCCACTCGGTATCGTCACCGCAGCCTCCTCGGCTGTGACTGGCACAGCCTCGGGTCCAACCTTCACCGCAGACAACCTCATCGACTTGGCGTACAGCCTTGACGGTGCAGCACGTCGTTTGCCTGGTGTCGGCTGGATGATGAACACCCAGTCATTGGGTGTCGTTCGCAAGCTGAAGGACAACAACGGCTCGTACATCTTCAGCCCAGCGTTGGCTGACGGAAACGACCGTGTCCTGAGCTACCCAGTGTTCGAGAACCCAGCAATGGCCTCGAACGCTTCGGCAACCAAGTCGGTCATCTTCGGACACTTGCCTTCGTACTACGTACGCATGGCAGGCGGCCTCCGTCTGGACCGTTCGGACGACTTCGCATTCAGTGCGGACCTCGTCACCTTCCGCGCCACAATGCGCGTGGACGGTAACCTCCCACAAACCAGCCACGTCAAGTTCTACAAGAACGCGAACAGCTAGTTCAAAGAGTTACCACCGAATAAAGTTTGGTGGGCCGACGCGAAACAACGCAGGGTCGCGTCGGCCCATTACAACTGATAAACCCTGCAACCTGCGAAAGGAGACTGCGTGAATGCGAGTAATCATCAAGGGAGTCCCATTGGACTTACCGGGCCCGGAGGCGATCCTGCTCTTGCAGCGGGGCGTAGCTCACTTGCCAGAGGAGTCAGTCGTAGATCCCCGGACGCAGTCCGAGCACTCTGGTATTCCAACGCCCCATGGGCAGGAACAGGCTACGGTCAGCAAACCCAGCAAGCCACGAAAAGGCTCATCCAAGACGGGCACGAAATCGCAATCCACTCCATCTACGGCCTCGAAGCGTCCACGTCAACGTGGAACGGAATCAAAATCTATCCGCGAGGAATGAACGCATACAGCGACGACATCGTCGCTGCACACTGGATGGATTGGACACAAGGTTCAAACCTGCCGAAACTGTTGATGACATTGTTTGATGTCTGGGTGTTGAAGTCTCCAAGTTTGGAGAAGGTTCCCAACATTGCGTCATGGGTTCCCATTGACCATCAGCCTTGCCCACCGGATGTCGCAGCCTGGTGTCAACGTCCGAACGTGATGCCGATTTCAATGTCCAAGTTCGGGCATGAGCAACTCAACAACTTCGGGATTCGCAACGTCTACGTGCCGCACGGTATCGAGTCGGTGTTCAAACCGACTGCCCACATCAAAGACAATCACGGCAAGGTCATCACCGGGCGAGACATCATGGGCTTCTCAGAAGACAAGTTCGTTGTGATGATGACGAGCGTCAACAAAGGTGCCCACCCTCCCCGTAAGGCGTTCGCTGAGAACTTCATGGCGTTCAGCATGTTTGCCCAGAAGCATGACGATGCGGTGCTCTACATGCACACCGAGCAGTCGGCCTCCATGGGTGGCATTGACTTGAAGTTGTTGGCTCACATGTGTGGCATTGACGAGACTCGCATCCGTTACTGCGATCCGTACACCTACCGAATGGGCTTGCCTCAGAACGCTATGGCAGCCCTCTACACGGCCGCAGACGTGTATCTGGCTGCGAGCATGGGAGAGGGCTTTGGCATCCCTGTGGTGGAAGCTCAGGCGTGTGGGACGCCTGTGGTGGTTTCACGCTTCACAGCGCAACCTGAGCTGTGTGGTGACGGTTGGATAGCAGACGGGCAACCGTATTGGGACCCAGCCCAAGCCTCGTGGTTCTTGACCCCGTCGGTGCCCAGCATCCTCAACGGGCTTGAGCAGGCGTATGCCCGTGGTCGTGGCCGTTCGCAGAAGGCGATTGACTTCGCCAAACAGTACGAAGCCGACCACGTCTATGAGACCTACTGGAAGCCAGCGATGAAGGAGATTGCAGAATGGTGCCGCTTGTCCCAGTCGTAATCGTGCCGGTCTTGACCGAGCATGAGCGAGTGGATTCGATGCTGACGTCGTTTGATGGGCGCATCATTGACCTGGTCGTCATCGACAACGGCAACCATCCGACGTGGGAGCCACGCACCACGAAGGCGCAACGCATCTTCCACTATCGGATGCCAACCAATCTTGGTGTTGCGGCATCTTGGAATCTTGGTATCAAAGCAACCTGCAAGTCCACCGGGTGGATGATCGTCAACCATGATGTCGGGTTCGGCCTCAACGGTGTCGCCGACTTCTTTGCCCAGGCGTCGTCAACGAATCTGGTGTTGGGTGGCAAGCCACCGTGGTCGTGTTTCTGGTTGGGTTCACAAGTGGTGCAGCAGGTGGGACTGTTCCACGAGGGCTACCATCCTGCGTACTTTGAGGACAACGACTATGAGGTGCGAGCCCAACGCAAAGGTGTGGACATTCACCGTTCTTCGGCTGCCATCAACCACCGCAACTCCAGCACCCTGCAATCAAACGCAAAGTTCCAGATGCGCAACCAAGCAACTTTTGATGCGAACCGTCGGCTGTTTGAGCAACGGATGATTGCGGACCTGCCGTTGGATTGGGATTTGAACCGACGATTGGAGTTGGGGTGGGATTGAAACTGGTGGTGGTGTGCCCGGCGAATGCTGTGACTGGTGGGCCTGAGGCGATGCACCAGTTGGTGCACACTGCGAACCATGTTGAGCGTGGATCGGCTGCCATCCTCTATTGGCCGTTCGCACCGCACACAACTCCGCAGCCCTATCAGCATTATGTCTGCCCGAAGATTCTCCGAGACCAGGTGCCCGAGGATGCGTTGGTTGTGTTCCCTGAGATTTGGCCTGAGATGGCAAGCACGTTCAAGAACCGTTGCGCGTTGTGGTGGCTGAGCGTCGGCAACTTCGGCACCCATGGGCAACGCAACCTCGACAAGATTTCGTTGCATCTCTGCCAATCCGAGTACGCCTGGGACCATGTTCGTGACAAGGGCAAGCGGATGATGTTGACCGATTGGGTGTCGGTGCAACCTGTGTTGCGTGAGAGGCAGCCGCAGGTGGTGGTGAACCCTGCGAAGGATGCCGGGTTGTTGCGACCGTTCGTGCAGTCGGGTCGGTTCCAAGTTGCCGAGTTGGGTGGCATGGACAGTCTTGGAGTGTCGGAGGTGTTGCACGCTTCTAAGGTGTATGTGGATTTCGGGAAGCATCCGGGGCGGGACCGTTTGCCTCGTGAAGCGGCGTTGGCTGGGTGTCTCGTGATGTCGACGTACATCGGGTCGGCTACCTACTGGGAAGACATGCCGTTGTCAAACTGGTACAAGTTTGAGACGTTGGATGAGGTGATTGGCAAGGTGGCTGAGTTGATGGATCGTGAGAGTCCTTCTGCTTCGCAACTTGTGTATCAAGGTTGGGTGGCGAAGAATCGTTCGGTGTTTGAGCGTGAGGTGAAGGAGTTGCTTGATGTCTGTTGAGTTGGTGCGAGAGCGATTGGAGACGTCAAGTGCAGAGGCGTTGTGTCGGGTTGAGGTGTGGGAAAAGTTGTTGGCGGAGTTCGGTTTCAACGACGAGAATCCGGAGGAGTTGCCAGAACTGATGTTGAATAGCCCTGGATTAGGTTTGCGGATTTGGCAGTACCCATGCCAGTTCGCCCCGTACATGGCGTGGCTTGCGTCAACGGCGTCAATGGTTCGGTCTTACCTAGAGATAGGAACTCGGCATGGTGGGACGTTCGTTGTGCAGGCCGAGACGTTGCGTCGTATGAACCCTGGGTTCGTGCGGGCGATAGCGGTGGATTTGATTGACCAGCCGCCGATGCTCACCGAGTTTGAGTATCGGCAAGAGGACACGAGGTTGGATAGTTTCAAGGCTTGGGTCGGCGACCAGTTCTTTGATGTCGTGTTCGTCGATGGCGATCATTCGTATGAAGCTGTGAAGGATGATGCCGAGGCCACGGTGGGGCATTGCAACATCCAGGTGTTCCATGACATCTCGTCGGATTCGTGTCCAGCGGTTCGACAGTATTGGTTGGAGCATCGTGATAAGTATTCGCAGACGCACGATTTCTGGGAGTTCGTTGAACAGTATGAATCGGTCAATGGTTCGTTCTTCGGCATTGGTGTTGCCCGACGCAAGGACTGGATTGAGTAGGATTGAGCCACCATGACAATCACGAACGGTTACGCGACCAGGGCAGAAGTCAAGGCCGCTCTCAGAATCGGTACGGCTGACACGGCCGATGACGCGCTCATTGACAGCGCAACCGAATCTGCATCCCGTTTGATTGACGGCTATTGCAACCGACAGTTCTGGGCGTATGGTTCTGCAACGGTTCGCGTCTACCAAGCGAACACCGAGTATGTGTGCGACATTGACGACATCTACACGACCACCGGATTCATCTTGAAGACCTCGACGTTCGCTGACGGAAACTTTGATGTGACGTGGTCGGCTACCGATGTGCAGCTTGAACCGTTGAACGGATACTTGGATGGCATCGAATGGTCGTTCAACAAACTGCGTGCCGTTGGCGACTACCTGTTCCCCACCGTCAACGCCAACTACGGTGAACAAGCCCTTGTCCAAGTGACTGCCCGCTACGGGTGGGCGTCGGTGCCATCACCTGTGAAGCAGGCGTGCATCATCCAAGCGTCACGATTGTTCAAACGATTGGACAGTCCTCTCGGTGTTGCCGGGTTCGGTGACCTGGGTGCTATTCGTGTCTCTCGATTCCTTGACCCTGACATGGCTCAGTTGGTTGAGCCGTATCGACGGATGCGGATGTTTGCCTGATGCCTGCAACACCAAGCCAAATCAAAGACGCACTCAAGGTTGCCCTTGAGACCATCCCCGGGTTACGGGCCTACGACTACCAACCAGATCAGGTCAACCCACCGTTCGCCTTCGCAACGCTGGAAGAAATCACGTATCACGGGGCGATGGGTGCAGGCAACATCGTCAACCGTTTCTCCGTGACGGTCGTAGTGCAACGAGCCTCAGAGCGAACAGCCCAAGACAAACTTGATGCCTATGTCGCATACGACGGTGCGCAATCCGTGCGTCGAGCTCTTGAAGCCGACCGAACGCTGGGTGGTGTCGTGCAAGACCTCATCGTCACCGGTGCCACCAACATTACGAACATTGACGCCAACGACACCCTGTATCTGACGGTGGATTTCCAGCTCATCGTGTACGCTTAGACCATGGCAAAGTATCTCGTATCTGGACCCTTCCCGGTGAGCGGCGTAAAGCCTGGCGGTCATGTGGACGGCAGCGGTATTGACAATGTAGAGTTGTTGATTGCGGCAGGCATCATCACGCCAGTCGCAGAATCTTCCAAGCAATCCTCAACAGCCGATAAGGCAGGAGACAAATAGTCATGGCAAAGTTAGTTCTCAAAGACGTCAACGTCAGCTTTAACGGCACCGACATCTCGGCAAACGTCGCATCAGTAACCCTGAGCACATCGGCCGCTGAAGTTGCGACAACCGCATTCGGATCGTCGGCTGTGACTCGCGTGTCTGGTTTGATTGACAACAGCGTGACCTTGGCTGTTCACAACGACTACAACGCCATCGACGGATTGTTCTTCCCACTCGTCGGCTCAACCGCAGTCACCTGCGTCGTGAAGCCAAACGGAACTGCTGCCGCCTCGTCGGCCAACCCTTCCTACACGTTCAGCGTTCTTGTAACCGAGTGGACCCCAGTGAACGGTGCAGTCGGCGACCTCGCCACCGCAGACGTCACGTTCCCAATCTCAGGCGCAATCACCAAGGCTGTCGCCTAGTTCTAATCACTTCACCCTGCGGAGGTAATACATGAAACTCGGATTGAGCGTGCACACGCACGACGGAAAGCAACGAACTGCTGTCGTGCAGTTTGCTGACTGCGTCAAGTACGAAGAAGTGCACAACATCTCCATGGCCAAGGTTGAGGACGACATGAAGATTCGTGACCTTGCTTGGCTGGCTTGGCATTGCGAGAAGCGCAACAAGTTGCACTCACTTGACTTTGATTCTTGGCTCGAGACCATAGAGAACATCTCTATCGGTGGGGAGAGCGAGAACGTGATACTCCCTTTGGAGAGCACTCAGTCCATTGGCTAATCGCCTATTTGGCGTGCGAGACAGGCATTGCGCCTTCTCAACTGTTGGCTGAGTCACCCCGAATGATTTGGACGATGCAGAAGTATCTGTATTGGCGTCACATACAACAGAACCCCAACACACCGTACAATCGTCCTAATGGCTAAAGTCAAAACTGGAACACGCATTGCGTCGGGTCGTGCCGGTGATGTTTCGTTTGCTGCACCAGGGTTGTTGGAGTTCCTTCGTGACGCTTCGCAAGCCATCAAAGGATTTGACCTTGAGATGCGCAAGGCTGCTGAAGAAGTGGCACAGCATGTTGTTGACCGGGCGGTTATCAATGCAAACGGGCAGCCACCGCAAGGCAAACCCAGAGACGGTTCATCTGGTCATTCGCAGGCCAGCCAAGTGGTCAGAGGTTTGCGTGCTCGACGTGACCGCATCCCAACCATCAAACTAGATCACAAGCGCGGCTTCGTTTCCGCTTCCCGTCCGAACGGCAAACGCGGGAAAAAGGTAACGATGGGTGACGTGTTCTTCGGTGCCGAGTTCGGTGGCCGTCGCAGAAAAACAACGATGCAGTTCACTCGTCATCGTGGCCGTCAGGGCTACTTCTTCTGGCAGGCGGTACGGGATAACAAGTCCTTCATTGTGAAGGAGTATTCGGATGCCATTGAGCGAGTATTGAAGAACCTTGCCAAAGGTGCCCAGTGACGCTACGCTGACTTACGGAGGAGCCCGCCATGTTCCCAGAAGTCAAGTTGGATAATGTTCGCGCCGTCAGGTTCGACTATGTCAAAGCCGTAGTACCCAAAGAGTTCGCTGGTTCATGGGTGCAGTTGTTCTGTCGCCTGTCAATCCGTAAGGAGACTCGACGCAAAGACCAGCGTGCGTTGTGGTCTCCTGTCATCTACGCACCGGGCACGACCCGAGCGAACCGCAACGTGGAGGCGGTGACGTGTCTGGTTGTTGACATGGACGGTGAAGCGTTTGACCATGCACGCTTGGATGGTTTGGAGTGGATGGCGTACACGACTTGGTCGCATCGCCCTGGTGATGAGCATTGGCACTTGGTGCTTCCACTCAAAGACCCTGTGCCTGCCGATCGTTGGGGTGAGGTGTGGGCTGAGTTGCATGAACGCATCAACGTCGTTGGTGACCCTGCGACCAAGGACCCGGCACGAATCTTCTATTTGCCGCAGTATCAGATGGGTCGTGAGCCTGGGCGTCGGTTCGGTCGTGGCGAGTTTCTGGATGCTCAGTTGGGTGAGTTGTTTATTCCACCGCGCATGGTTGTTGCACGTATGCCAAAGGCTGCGCAGTCACCTCGACGTAGCGACGAGCATTACCGTCCAGAGTCGTGGTGGAATGAACCGCAAGACTTGTCACGGTTCGCTGGTATGACGCAACCGCAGATTGCAGCGAAGTTGTTGGGCGAGTTGAGAGACCTGCGAAAGTCATGGGTCTTTGACTGAGTAGAATGTGCGCTCATGGCCGTTGAGCGACAGTTCTTAGTCAAGTTGCTGGCTGACCCCAGACAAATCATTGCCGACTTTCAGTTGGTTCGCGGCGAAGCAGAAAAGACGTTCGGTGTTTCCAACGCCAAACTGCAACAACTCCTGCCAGGGTTCAAGATTCTTACCACCGCAGCAGCAGGTGTGTTCGGTGGTTTGGTTGCTGGTGCAGGTCTGGCGGTCAAGGCCGCTGCGGAGAACCAAGCTGCACAGCATCGCCTTACCCAAATCCTGACCACGACAGGCAAGGCAACCAAAGACCAAATCAAAGACCTGAACGCCCAGGCAGATGCCCTTGAAGCGGTGGGTGTTGTTGCAGGCGGCAACGTAACCATCCTCCAATCACAACTCGCCACATTTGATTTACAGGCCGACACAATCCAGAAGTTGACCCCAGCAATCGTTGACTACGTGCTCGCAGAAAAGGGTGCGACAGCAACCAGCGAAGACTTCAAATCAATGACCAATGGTCTGGCTCAGGCATTGAACGGCCAATTCGGTGCATTGACTCGTGCCGGGTTTGTGCTTGATGAGAACACCAAGTCGTTGATTAGTAACGGAACGGAATCCGAACGTGCGGCTGCAATCGTCGACGTGTTGAGTTCTACCTACGGTGGGTTCAACGAAGCGTTACGCAACACCACGGAAGGTCAACTACTGGCTTTCCGTAACTCGATTGACAAACTCAAAACAGATTTGGGTACGTCGTTGCTGCCAGTGTTTAGCAAAGTGGCGGAAGCCTTGGCAAACTTTGCTGGGTTTGCTGCCAAGAACAGCACGCTTGTCGGAGTGCTTGCGCTCGCTGCGGGTGTGCTCTCGGCTGGAATCTTGGCTCTTGCTGCGACATTGAAAATAGCCGCGTTTCAAGCACGTTTGTTGGAGATGCAGATACTCAAAAATAGTGTCGCTTTCAAAGCTGCTAACACAGCTGCACTAAGTCTCGGTAAAGGACTTGGAGCGTTGATGATTGCTCAGGCGTTGGCTCCCGTATTCAACACTTTGACGGGTGCTACAGGTCGAGCAGACAAAGCATTTGTGAATGCCAACGCCAGTCTTACTTTGTTTGCAGCGGGTACAGAGACCGCCGAAGGTGTGTTGCAGAACTTCATCAAGGTCGCACAAAAAGACCTTCAGAAGTTTGACCCGGCTGGGGCGTTGAAAGATGCTTTGACATTCGCAAACTTCGGTAAGGAGTTCAAACTGCTATCGGATGGCATCGCCTTGGACATTGAGGTGATGGATAGGACATTCAAGAAGTTTGCGGATTCAAGTCCTGAGGCTGCACAAAAAGTAATTGATGCCTTGAAAGCCCAGTTGGCTGTTACTGATCCATCAAGCCGTTCTTTCCAAGATTTGACTGATGCAATCGCACGTTACGAAGGACAGTTGATTGTTACACGGTTGGCGCAAGGCGGCCTGAACGAAAAACTTAGGGAGACTCAATCGTTGCAAGAGGTTGTGTTTGGTGTTCAACTCAAAGCAACTTTGAGCAAGTATGACGACCTTCGGGCTAACAATGCGAACGCTGATTCATTGAAGAAGTTTCAGCGAGAGGTGTATGGTCTCACAGAAGCGACCAAGGGTGGAACTTCTGCAACCGAGAAACTTGCTCAAGCAAAGGCGAAGTTGAAGTCGTCTACTGATGCGGTTGGTTCGGCACAAATCACGAATCGTAACGCTGGTGAGCGTTTGGAGTCGGCCGAGAAGTCTTTGACCAAGGCAACGACCGACGCTATTGCTGCTCGTGACAAGTTGCGTATCGCCATGAAGGGCTACGGTACGGACTCGAAGGAAGCTGCTGCTGCGTCACGGACGTTGGCTGGGGCCCAACGGGACTTGCAGCGTTCGCAGCGTGGTGTGGAGACTGCGTTGCGGAATGTGGCTGAGGCCGAGAAGCGTTTGGCTGATTTGCGCAATAAGGCTGCTGATCCGAATGAGGTTATGAATGCCGAGTTCGGGTTGGAGAAATCAAAGCTCGATGTTGAAGAGGCGACGTTGGCGGTTGCTGACGCTGAGGATGCTCTCGCCAAGACGTTGGCTGACCCGGAGGCTTCGCCGCGTGATAAACGCAAAGCGGAGTTGGCTTTGGTTGCGGCGAAATTTGCGTTGCGTGACTCAATCATTTCGGCTGGTGAAGCGGAGCGCGAGGTCATTGCGACTCGTGCAACTGGGGCTACTGCTGAGGAGTTGGCTGAGGCTGAGCGTGCCCTAGAGGATGCGAAATTGTCGGTTGCGGATGCTTTGGATTCTCAGACGACTGCTTTGGAGCGGTTGAACGAGCAGCAGGAGAACTACCGCAAAGTCACGGAAGGCATCAACGAGCAGGATAAAGAGTTCTTGGAGTTGTCTGCGGACATTGTGAAAGCCGATGAGGATCAGGCGACAGCGGCTATCGGTGTTCGTGACGCTCGGGAAGCCGCTGTGAAAGCGACGAACGATTTGCGTGAGGCTGAGGAGCAGTTGCGTAGTAGCCGTAAGGAATTGCGTTTGGCTGGTGGGAAGCCACCGGGTCGGGCTTTTGGTGGTCCTGTGATGGGTGCTCGACCGTACATGGTTGGTGAGCGTGGACCTGAGTTGTTTGTGCCGAACTCCAGTGGAACGATTGTTCCTAATTCGCGTCTTGGTGGCGGAGGTGGTGGGGTTGTTATCAATGTGAGTGTTGGTGGTGGTGTGGTGAATGGGGCTGCGGTGGGTCAGGAGATTGCTGAGTATTTGCGTGACTTCACTCGTGTGAATGGTCCGCTTGGCGATTTTGTGTCGGTGTAACTCATGGCGAAGACGATGCCGTGGGGTGAGGTCCTGAAAGTTCAGTTGGATGTCGGATACATTGCTGATGCGTTCACGTTGGATTCATCCACGTTGGATGGTCCCGAAGTCTTGGATGGGACGAGCGATTTCGTAGACATCACCGAATACGTCACGAATGTGAACATCACTCGTGGCCGTTCGGATCAGTTGTCAACTTTCGGTCCAGGTATCTGCACGATTGTTGCTGATGACCGTGCAGCGAACCGTCAGTTCGACCCGGCGAACACCGCATCACCTTGGTATCTGAACGACCTCGGTATTGCACCGCGACGCTTCATGCGGGTGTATGCGGGTACGGCTGGGGATGAGCCTCTCTGGTATGGCCGTGTGAACGATTTGGATGTCGAGTATTCGCAGCCGAACATTTCGTTCGTTTCCATTTCGGGTGTGGATGATTTGTCGGACTTTGCCAAGAGTGACCTGTTGGCGTTCACCCCAACACAGACCACTCCCCAGGGTCGGTTTGCAGAGATTCTTGACCGACCTGAAGTGGCGTACTCGACTGCGACTCGGAGCTTGTCGACGGCGTGTGTGGCGACGTTGGGGACGGTGGCGTATGGCGACAACGTGAATGCGAAATCGGCGTTAGATGCTGTCGCCCAGGCTGAAGATGGACGGTTCTTTGTGTCGAAGGATCCGACGGTTGGTGTGGTGTTGCAGCCTCGTATCTCGTTCTCGTTTGATACTCCTTCGTTGACGTTCTCGGATGTGGCTGGGACGGCTGTGCCGTATCAGAATCTGTCGGTTGGGTTTGGTGCTGAGACGCTTATCAACCGGGTGCAGGTTGGGGTGCAGGGTCATGCGATTGCGACTGCTGTGGGGACTGCGTCGATTGCCCAGTATGGGGTGTCGGCGTTGGCGTTGAATGATGTGCCGTTGTCGTCCACTGCTCAGGGTGAGTCGTTGGCTGCGAACCTGTTGGCGAAGTATGAGGAGCCGGTGTCGCGGTTCAATCAGATTGAGATTCTGTTGAACGGGTTGACGTTAGGTCAGCAGGAGTCGTTGGCTGAGTTGGAGATTGGTGATGTTATTGCGGTGACGAAAACGTATGCGGTTGGGTCGCCGTCGGTTGTCACCCAAAACGTGTTCATTGAGCGTATTCAGCATCAAATCAATCCGCAGGCTCATCGGATGGTGTTAGGTCTCGGTCAGGCGCAGCTGCTCACCCAGTTCATTTTGGATACCAGCGAACTTGACGACTCAACCGTTGGGCTAGGATAGGCACCCGTATGGCCAAACAAACTTTCACTTCTGGGCAGGTGCTCACTGCACAACAGATGAATGACCTGCAAACCAACGACTTCAACATGTCGGTCACGACTCAGACAGCGAACTACACGTTGCAAGCTGCTGACAAGGGCACACGAGAAGTGATGAACATGGCATCAGCGGGAACGGTCACCGTTCCGAACAGCACATTCAATGCTGGTGATGCTGTGTGGTTGCATTCGATTGGTTCTGGCACAATCAGCGTTGTTGCTGGAGCTGGTCTTACTCTGAACTCTTCTGCCGGTACGGCACCGACATTGGCGCAATGGGAGGGCGGGGTCGTTTATTTCACCAGTGCGTCAGCAGCAATCTTTTTTCGCGGTGGCGGTGCCAAATCTCTAAGCACTGATGTTTTGATGGTTGGTGGTGGAGCTGGTGGAGGCTCTGACCAATCTTCAGATGTCGCAAGCGGCGGCGGCGGTGGAGGCGGAGTCAAAACACTCACATCTCAATTACTGCTTGCGGGAACGTACACAGTCACGATTGGAGGCGGTGGTGCAGGTGGTAGTGCAGGCGTTCGCAGCATCGGTACACCCGGTGGTGATACATTTTTTGGAAACTTTGCTGGTTCTGGTGGTGGCGGTGGCGGATCTGCTGCCCAAACTGGTGGAACTGGAGGGTCTGGTGGTGGAGGAGGACAAGGTCAATCTGGTGCAACTGGTTTGAGCGGCCAAGGAAACAATGGGGGGTCTGGTTCTGCGGCATCGGGTGGTGGCGGTGGCGGTGCTGGAGGTGTAGGAAGTAACGCTTCTGGCAACACAGGTGGCAACGGTGGTGCAGGTACCACAAACGATTGGACTGGAACGAGCATTACTGTTGGCTCTGGCGGTGGTGGTGGCGGTGCAACTACAGGTGGAACTGGTGGAACTAATGCGGGTAACGGTGGCGCAAACGTCAACGGCTCAGCAGCATCACCAGCAAATCGTGGCTGCGGTGGTGGCGGTACTCGTGGCGCGTATGCAGGTGGGGCTGGTTCGTCAGGCATTTGTCGAATTCGTTTCTTGACTGCTGATGCAGGCAAGTTTTCAATTTCAACAACTGGATCACCGACTACTGGTACAAGTGGTTCGTACACTTACTATGAGTGGACTAGTTCAGGAAGTTTGGTTCTTTCGTAATGGCTCATTTTTCTCAGATTCGTGATGGTCGTGTTGTTGATGTAATTGTTGTGGCAAATAGCGACTGTGGTGGCGGTGACTTCCCCGCATCGGAACCCGTCGGTCAGGCGTTCATTGCATCTATCGGCCTTACTGGTGAATGGTTGCAAACTTCGTATCACGCAAACTTCCGTGGCAAATACGCAGGCATCGGTGACATCTATGACGCTGAACTGGACGAGTTCGTCACGCCGACTGTTGAGGAATGAAGCGGGCGCTGATTGCGCTTCCCGCCATTGTGTTTGCGTTCTGGCCTATCCAAGCGCAAGCTGAACCACAGCCCGGTCTCAACGCCGTCGGCTACACCTTCGAGCCGACAGGCATACCTCAACGCACCGATGACCTCTACCCGGTGTGCGGATCGGAGGTGGAGAACAACATCAACCGCAACTTCAACGGCGAACCATTCCAAGACTGCGGCTATGACTTCTTCATGGTTCACTACACAGGGTTCATCACCATCCCTGAACATCAGACGATTCAGTTCATGATTGCAGCCGACGACGGCGGCACCGTCAACATCGCCGGAACAGAGTTCGGCACATGGAACGTGAAAGGCTGCCAATGGAGCCAACAAATCACCCTCAACGTCGAGCCAGGTTCACAACCCTTGGACGGCTGGTTCTTTGAGTGGGGTGGCGGAACCTGCTACATGCTCGCCTGGAACATCAACAACACCGGCTGGGCCATCGTCCCCGACGAAGCATTCACCCGCAACAACACCCCACCAACCAGCACCACCGAACTACCAACGACCACAACTGAACCCGTCACCACAACCACTCAACCCACAACCACAACAACTGAACCAGTCACCACCACCATCGAATCAACCACCACCACAGAACTCACCACCACAACAACGACGGTCTACACGCCACCCGTCACCAGCACCACCCAACCCGAACCCGAACCCACCACAACCACGACCACCGAACCCGAGCCAACAACCACAATCT